TAGAAAGGAGGTACAAACTTGCCATTTCCATTTGTAACAAGATTTCGTCAAGCTTGGAACAATGCATTTCGATATAACGAACAGGTTCTAGACCAGAATCCTCAGATAGTGTACGATATTGGTCCTAGTTCCAGTTCTGCTCCTCAACGTCAGACGCTTCGTTTTACTAATGAACGTACCATCATTACGTCAATTTACAATCGTATCGCTGTAGATGTTGCTGCGATCGCTTTGAAGCATGTACATCTAGATGAACAAGATCGTTATGATTCAGATATTGATAGCGAACTTACACATTGTTTGCTTTTTGAACCAAACATCGATCAAGGTCCACGAGCATTTCGTCAAGACATTTGTATGACGTTGTTCGATTCAGGTGCTGCTGCGATTGTACCAGTTGATTATACGATATCACAGATAGATCCAAATCAAGGGATGGACATCCTTTCTTTGCGTGTTGGTGACATTAAACAGTGGTATCCGAGACATGTTAAGGTGAATGTTTACAACGAAGATAAGGGTGTTCGTGAAGAAATTCTTCTAGAAAAACGAACCACAGCTATTGTCGAAAATCCATTGTACTCAGTAATGAACGCACCTAACTCAACGCTGCAAAGGTTGATTAGGAAACTGAGTTTATTGGATGCTGTCGACGAACAGTCTGGCTCTGGTAAATTGGACTTGATTATTCAATTACCTTATGTAATTAAGTCTGAAGCTAGACGTCAACAAGCTGAGAAAAGACGAGAAGACATCGAGTTCCAACTTAGAGACAGTCGGTATGGTATTGCCTATACTGATGGAACAGAAAAGATAACACAGCTCAATCGACCCGCAGAGAACAATCTTCTCAAGCAGATCGAGTACCTAACCAACATGCTGTATGGTCAGTTGGGTATTACAGAGGCCGTTATGAACGGTACAGCAGATGAAGCGACCATGCTCAACTATTACAATCGAACCATTGAGCCTATTCTGGAAGCTATCAAAGAAAACATGCAGCGATCGTTCCTAGGACGACCTCGAGTAGATGCTAATGAACGTATACAGTATTTCAGAGATCCGTTCAGGTTTGTTCCTGTTGAGAAAATGGCTGACATTGCTGATAAGTTCTCACGGAATGAGATCTTGTCGGCTAATGAGATCCGAGGGTATTTGGGACTAGTCCCATCTAAGGATCCAAAAGCTGATCAATTAGTGAACAGCAACATGCCACAACCTAATGCAACAGCAACAGTTCCAGAACCACCATCTGGGTCTTAAGACTTTTGAAAGGAAACGTCAAAATGAAACCAGATTTCAGCGGTTACGCCACTCGGGCGGGACTCAGATGCTCTGATGGTAAGACCATCATGCCTGACGCATTCAAGCCTCAGGATGGGCAAAAAGTTCCGTTGGTTTGGCAACACGGCCATACTGATCCAGAAAACGTACTGGGTCATGCAATCCTTGAAAATCGCCCGGAAGGCGTTTATGCATACTGCTTCCTGAACAATTCTCAGAAGGCAGATCATTCTCGTGAGCTTCTTGAGCATGGCGACATTCATATGATGTCCATTTGGGCAAATCAACTCATTCAGAGAGCTGGTAAGGTCCTTCATGGCGTTATTCGTGAAGTCAGTCTTGTTCTTGCAGGAGCAAATCCTGGCGCACTTATCGACAGTGTGACTGTTCGTCACTCTGACGGAGATGAAGTTCTCGAGGATGAGGCCTTCATCTACACCGGAGAAGATATTGAAATTACTCACGCCGACACTAATGCATCTTCCGATAATGCAGACGACGGTCGTACCATTCAAGATGTCTATGACACCATGAATGAAGAGCAGAAGCAAGTTGTTAATTTCATGATTGCAGAAGCACTTGCTACCAATGAAGGTGATACTGCAGCACAAACTGCACTTGATAATTCAGATGATACTGTTGCCCACGGCGACACCAAAGAAGATGAAACCCCCGCCGAAAACGGCAACACACCACAGGAAGGAAAGCAAATGCCTGAGACGATCAAGCACAATGTCTTCGAGGATCAGGGTAAAGACGGCGAGGAAAAGACCTCTCACGTTCTTTCGCACTCGGAACTGAATGCAATCATTGAAATGGCTGCAACCAAGAAAGTGTCGATGAAGGACGCTTTCACCGATTACGCTCTGCAACACGGCATCACCGACATCGAGACCTTGTTCCCGGATGCCAAGTCGATTACGGACGTTCCGGATTGGGACAAGCGTCGCACTGAGTGGGTTGCCACTCTTATCGGTGCGGTGCGCAAGAGCCCATTCTCTCGTATCCGTACGACCACGGCTGACATCACCATGGAAGAGGCTCGGGCCAAGGGTTACATCAAGGGTAACTTGAAGAAAGAAGAGTTCTTCACGGTTGCTCGTCGTACCACGACCCCGACGACTATCTACAAGAAGCAGGCTTTGGATCGTGATGACGTCATCGACATCACCGATTTCGACGTGGTTGCTTGGTTGAAGGGTGAGATGCGTCTCATGCTTGACGAGGAAATCGCTCGTGCAATCCTGGTTGGCGATGGTCGTGATATTTCCGACGAGGACAAGATCAACGAACAGAATATTCGTCCGATCGTCACTGATAACGAGATGTATACCACGACGATCTATGTCAACGTCGACAACGCAAGCTCCAACATGGAGGAAGTTGTTGATGAGGTCATTCGTCAGCGTGCTGAGCTCAAGGGTACGGGTCTTCCGAACTTCTACACCACAGAAGCTTGGATTGCTCGATTCATGACCAGTCGTGACAACGATCGCCGTCGTCTCTATCGCACGCTCGATGAGCTTGCTGCAGAACTTCGGGTTGCCGCAGTCATTCCGGTTGAGGTTCTTCTCGAGACGCCTGACATCGTCGGCATCATGGTCAACCCAGTTGACTACGTGCTCGGCGCTGACAAGGGCGGGCAAGTCACGATGTTCGATGATTTTGACATCGACTACAACAAGCAGAAGTACCTGATCGAGACTCGTATCTCGGGCGCACTGACCAAGCTGAAGTCGGCTATGGTTATCCGTGCAACCGCAGCTGCTAATCAGCTGGTTGCTCCTGCCGCTCCTGCATTCAACCCGACAACTGGTGCGTTGACGATCACCAACCAGACCGGTGTTGTTTACAAGCATGGCGCAACCGTTCTGAACGCTGCCGGCTCGCCGTACACCGTTCCGGATGGTCAGACCTGGGTTGTCGACGCAACTCCTGCGGCCGGTTACTACTTCGAGACCAGCGAAGACGATCAGTGGAGCTTCACCAACCCGGCATGAGAAAGGGTTAACTAATGACAAAGTTTTATGGTGTAATTGGCTACGGTGAATCAATTGAGAATCCTCCCGGATCAGGAATTTGGAAGGATAAGATCACAGAGTTTTCATATTATGGAGATGTTGTTCGAAACGTTCGTCGTCTTGAAAAAGGTGAAGGATTGAACGATGATATTTCCGTGCAAAACTCAATCAGCATTGTTGCTGATGAATACGCCGTAAAGCATTTCTTTGCCATTAGGTATATTCGATGGGAGGGGGTGCTCTGGACTGTTACGAGTGTAGAAGTTCGAGCCCCCCGCCTCATCCTTTCTCTTGGAAGTGTCTATAATGGACCCACAGCCTAGGAGATTAGATGATTCGACAACGAGTTGATCTCCAAGACATATTTGCTGCAATACTTGGGAACGATCACGTTTACTTCCAACCACCACCGGACTTGAAGCTTGAATATCCGTGCATTGTCTATCATCGAGACTTTGCGTTGACGTTCTTTGCTGATAACTATCCGTATAGATATGGGAAAAGATATATGGTAACGGTCATTGATCGTGATCCAGATAGTCCTATTCCTGATCGAATCGCTCAATTGCCATTGTGCAAATACGATCGATCCTATACGGCTGATAATCTCAACCACGATGTATACCGACTTTTCTTTTAAGGAGAAACAACCATGACAGCCCTTGTTTGGGACCAGGTTGGCGAACGGCTCTATGAGACGGGCGTTGATCACGGAGTCCTTTACCTTCCAACTGACGGCATTTACGACGAAGGCGTTGCCTGGAACGGTCTTGTAACCGTTACCGAGTCGCCCTCGGGTGCAGAACCCACGCCGTTGTTTGCCGACAACATCAAGTATTTGAACCTGATTTCCAGGGAAGACTTTGGTGGCACTATCGAGGCGTTTACCTATCCTGACGAATTTGCTCAGTGTGATGGTAGCGCTACTCCGCAACCCGGTATTGCGGTCGGTCAGCAGCCACGTCGCCAGTTTGGCCTTTGTTATCGTACCATGGTTGGTAACGATGAAATTGCAACCAACTTTGGCTACAAGCTTCACTTGGTTTATGGTGCAACCGCAGCCGCCTCGGAAAAGGCATATGGTACCGTTAATGACACGCCAGAGGCAATCACCTTCAGTTGGGATTTCTCAACTGTTCCGGTGGCTGTGACCGGCATGAAGCCCTCGGCAACCATTGTCATTGATTCGACCAAGGTGAATCCCACTGAGCTCGCAACCCTCGAGGGCGTGCTCTATGGTACTGGTGCTAGTGACGCACGACTTCCTCTTCCTGATGAAGTTGTCGGCATGTTCACTGGTGGTGGAGCAACTGCAGTTACGGCAACCACGCCAGGCTTTACCGCTGCTACGGGTGCTATCGTCATTCCGACCGTTACTGGTGTTCGGTATCGTCGTGCAGACACCGGCGCCGTTGTCACGGGTACAGTTACCATTCCCGTGTCTGGTGAGACGCTTGTCATCAACGCAGAGGCTCTGCCTACCTACGTGCTTTCGCCGACCAGCGATGACGACTGGAGCTTCACTCGAAGCTGATTCGTTTAGACACAAGGAGACCAGAGAATGCTCAAACTTAATATTGAAGCACAAGAATTGTTTGATGAAGCGTCACAAACGTTTAAATCACAATCAGCTTTTGTGCTAGAGCTAGAACATTCTCTGGTCTCAGTGTCAAAATGGGAGTCAGATCACGAGAAGCCGTTTTTGATAGACACAGCAAAGTCTGGACAAGAGATGCTGGATTACGTTATTGCAATGATTGTAACTCCAGAATACCCATCAAATGTTGCTGCTTTGTTGAGCGTCGAGAATTTTGTGACTGTTCAAAATTATATCAATTCGAAACAGTCGGCAACTACCTTTGGTGAACTTCCAAAGGCACGAGGTAAGGGCGAAACGATAACCGCAGAACTAATCTATTACTGGATGGTGGCGTTTAACATTCCATTTGAATGTGAAAGATGGCATCTTAATCGATTGTTCTCGCTTATTCGAATTGCTAACATTAAGAATTCAAAGCAGAGCGGCAAATCAAAGCGACTTAATCAAAGTGATTTGGAAGCTCGCCGAGCTTTGAACGAACAACGCCGACGACAACTTGGTACAGCTGGATAGGAGGAGTAATGACCGTTCTAACATGGGATGATCCAGGTACAAGAGTTTATGAAAGTGGCGTAGATCGTGGAGTTTTGTATCTTCCAGGCGGATTAGGTGTTGCTTGGAATGGACTCATTTCAGTTGATGAACAAGTTACTGGAAACAGTCAAGATCCACTATATTTTGATGGGATCAAGTATTCAGATGTTGTTGTACCAGGAGATTTTGCAGCTTCATTGAAAGCATACACTTATCCTGATGAGTTCCTTCCTTTTGAAGGAACCTTGGAAGTAAACAACGGCATGTTTGTTACAAATCAAACTCCTAGCAGATTTGGTTTGTCATACCGTACAAAAGTTGGAAACGATGAAACTGGAGATGCAGGATACAAAATTCATGTTTTGTACAATCTTCTTGCTTTTCCGTCAGCGAAATCACACGAAACGATTTCTGATTCAGAATCACCAATAGAATTTGAATGGAATATCACAGCGATACCAAGTGATGCTCCAGGATACAAACCCACAGCTCATCTTATATTTGATACAAGAAAGATGAGTCCTTTGTTGTTAGCGGATATTGAACAGACTCTTTATGGCGACGACATTACGGCGCCTAGTCTTCCTCCGATTAACATCTTTGTTACATTCATCAGTGAATGGGTGCTTATTCGTATCACAGATAATCTTGATGGTACTTGGACCGCCGAAGGACCAGACAATCTTATTCAGATGATCGGACCAGAGACGTTTCAAATTCTTCAAGCGAATGCTGTGTTTACGGATCCGGATAATTACACGATCAGCGATCTTTCTCGTTAAGGAGAAGTTATGACTACAGTAAACGGCATGACTGCCGAAGCGATGATTGCGATTCGTGACAACGTCGTAGTTGGTGGTGTTGTTAATGGTAGTGGGCATCTAATTCTTACAAAATACGATGCTAGTACTATTGATGCAGGACCTGTTATTGGACCTACCGGGTCACCAGGTGCAACTGCAGCACAATTGAATGATCTTCTTCCGGTGAACTCTATCATTGAGTATAACGGAACCACGCCACCTAATGCTAAATGGTTAGCAATGACGGGACAAACAGTAACCAATGCGCAAACAACTTATCCAGATTGGTGGGCTGTTCTTCCAGCAGCGCAAAAGTCTGGATCCAACGCACTTATGCCCGATACAAGGGGTAGGGTTTCCATCGGTTACAACTCCGGTGATACCGATTTCGACACGATTGCTGAAACTGGTGGTGCTAAAACACATGTTTTGACCCAAGCAGAACTTCCTGCTGTTGGTGTCACAGTTAATCCTCCAGCTACAGCTGTGACTGGCAATACTGGAACCGAAAGTGTTAATCATACTCACGGTTTAACTATTCCTGGTGGTGATGGTTTACTATACGGTGATGGTACTCACCTCGGATTCCAGGCAGGTAGCAGCTATAACTTGTTGTTCCCAGAGGGGTCTGTATTGACCAGCCCAACTACTGGTATTGAATCAGTAGTACACACTCATCCTGCGGGAACTTTGTCTGTTGACATCGCTCAGTTCAATTCTGGCAACATGGGTTCTGGAGTAGCAATGAGTTTGGTCCAACCTTACATTGTCTTCTGTAAGATGATCAAGGTCGCTATCTAACGTCAAAATGGGAGTAAAAAGGAGGAATCGTGATCACCGTAGATACAACCGGTTCCTTCGACAAGATGGACAAGTTCTTACACAACATGTCCCAAATCAGATTTCGAGAAATTCTTGATCATTATGGTCAAGTCGGAGTTGATGCTTTAGCAAGCGCAACCCCTGTTCGAAGTGGATTGACTGCCGCATCTTGGACCTACAAGATCTCACAAGAACGAGGATCTACAATTCTCACGTGGTTGAACAGTAATGTACACAACGGTGTACCTATTGCCATCATTCTTCAGTATGGACACGGCACAGGTACTGGTGGATACGTTCGAGGTTACGACTACATCAACCCAGCAATTCGACCTGTCTTTGACATGATCGCCGATGCAGTATGGAACGAGGTGAAGAATGGCTAGCGTAGATGATCGCATTGTAGCGATGAAATTCGACAATGCTTCGTTTCAGGAAAAAGTAGCCTCTACGATTGCAAGTTTGGACAAGCTGAAAGGCAGTCTTGACTTTGCAAATGCAAACAAAGGCATGAACGATCTAACCCTAGCTAGCCGTAATTTCAGCCTTGAAGGTATTGCCAGCGCTGTCGAAGGTATTTCAGGTAAGTTCACTGCAATGGGTGCAATTGCTTTCAGCGTTATCAATAGCGTTGTTAATCGTGCAGTTACTGCAGGTATTCAACTTGGTAAGTCTTTGTCATTGGATCAAGTTATTAGCGGTTTCCAGGAATACGAAACCAACATGAACTCGATTCAGACAGTTCTTGCTAACACCAAGCGAGATGGCACTACGTTGGATGATGTCAACAAAGCGCTTGACACATTGAACGAGTATTCGGACAAAACCATTTACAACTTCTCGCAAATGGCTAGAAACATTGGTACCTTTACTGCGGCAGGTGTCAGTCTTGATACTTCAACGCAGGCTATTAAAGGTATTGCAAACCTTGCTGCTGTCTCTGGTTCAAGTGCAGACCAAGCTTCGACCGCAATGTATCAGCTTTCCCAAGCTCTTGCCTCTGGCACAGTAAAGCTTATGGACTGGAACTCGGTTGTAAATGCTGGTATGGGTGGTGAAGTATTCCAAAGAGCGTTGTTTGATACGGGTAAGACTTTAGGAACAATTAAAGATCTTCCAATTGGAGCAACGTTTGAGGATTGGACTAAAGACGTTGGTAGTTTCCGTAACTCTCTTGAAAGTGGCTGGATTACAGCAGATGTGTTGACCACCACCCTTGAGGGTTTTACCGGTGACATGACCGATGCGCAACTCGCTGCAAAGGGTTTCACTGCCGAACAAATTCAACAGATTCAAGAAATGGGTGCCACTGCACAAGATGCAGCCACTAAAGTCAAGACGATGACTCAGCTCATCAGCACAATCAAGGAAAGTATTGGTTCAGGATGGTCACAGACTTTCCGAACTATATTTGGTGACTTTGAACAAGCTAGAACCACTTTCACACTGATCAACGACACGATTGGTGAAATGGTTAAGAAGTCAGCAGACGCTCGTAATAAATTGCTTAAGAGTTGGTCTGAAGTTGGAGGTCGAGATCTCCTTTTCAAAGGGTTGATGGAAGGATTCGAAGGAGTCCTTGCAATTCTTGCTCCTATCAAGGCCGCATTCAGGGATATTTTCCCAGCGCAAACTTTTGCAACATTGTTTGCTCTTACTAAGCGATTTGAAGAGTTCATGGCTTCAATCAAACCATCTCCAGCGGTTGTCGTTCTCATAACTCGTATATTCAGAGGGTTGTTTGCGGCATTCGACATTGGTATTGATATTGTTAAAGGCTTGTTCCATTTCGTAAAGAGATTGATCGATCTATTCAGTGACAGCGATCCCAACACTGGAATAGTTGGATTCATTGCAAGAATTGCAGACAAAATTGTCGAACTACACACCGTATTAGAGCGTAGTAATGGTATTTATGATTGGTTCACATATCTTGCTGATGTAGTGCATAATGCTGTAACTAATGCGGTGCAATATATGCAACCATTCATTGACAAAGTGATCGAAGTCCGAGATACTATCGTTGATTTCTTCACAGGTGGTGGCGCTACTAATACATTTAGTAAGGGTACTGGTGCAGTTGATAGAGCGATTGATAGACTTGGTGAACGTTTCGGTTTCCTAGGAAAAATTCTGGGGGCTGCTTGGGATGGATTCCAAGCACTAATTGATAAGTTCCCAAGTTTTGTGAGCGCACTTAGTAACATTGGTGACTTTATTCGGGAACATCTCGGAGGAATTCCCCAAAAGATTGCAGACGCATTTGCTGGTGTTAGTTATGATCAAGCATTGGACACCGTTAACACTGGTTTGTTTGGTGGCTTGGTGCTTTTGATTCGCAAGTTCATTAATGGTAACTTGGACTTCGGCGGCGGGATCATGAAGAACATCTCGAAGTCGTTTGACACTTTAACTGGTACGTTGCAGACAATGCAAACCAACATCAAAGCGGATATTCTGCTAAAGATTGCTGGAGCGCTTGCGATCTTAACTGCATCGCTTGTTGTCTTGTCGCTTATGGACTCTGATGCATTGACTCGATCAATGACAGCCATGGCTATCGGCTTTGGACAACTTGTAACTGCTATGGCCCTCTTGGACAAGGTTGTAAATGGTCCTATGCAAGCTGCTCAATTGACAATCTTGTCTGCGGGTTTGCTTGTATTGGCAGGAGCAATGCTTGTAATGGCTGTTGCAGCAAAGATATTTGCAACAATGAACTGGGAAGAACTCGGAAAGGGTCTTACTGCTGTAGCAGGCATGCTAACCGCATTAACCGCTGCGTCAAAATTCCTAGAGCCTGGTGGTATGATTCGTGCTGGCGTTGGTATTCTTGCTATCGCTGTGGCGATGAACATTCTTGCTGCGGCAATGAAGATATTTGCCACAATGAGCTGGGAAGAAATCGCTAAGGGTTTAGTATCAGTAGGTGTAGGTTTGGCTGTTATTGCTAAGACTATGCAGATGATGCCCAAACTAACTGCTGTAAACATTGGTGCAGGTCTACTTCTTGTTGGCATCGCATTGAACGCCATTGCCATTGCCATGAAGATATTTGCCACAATGAGTTGGGAAGAAATTGGTAAAGGACTTGCTGGTGTCGCTGGCGGGCTCATAATTCTCGCTTTGTCAATGAAGCACATGTCACTTGACTTGCCTATTATTGGTGCAGGTCTTCTTCTTGTCGGCATTGGTCTTATAGCGATTGCTAAAGCTATGAAAGCAATGGGCTCTTTGTCTTGGAGTGTTATCGGCAAGGGTCTTGTCGGCATTGCAGGGGCTTTGGTTGTCCTTGCGCTTGGTTTGTCTGGAATGACCGAAGCAATTCCAGGGGCACTAGCTGTATTGATTGCAGCAAAGGCACTTGGTATGCTTGCTGAAGTAATTAAAGTCTTGGGTGGTATCAGTTGGGGTGAGTTGCTTAAGGGTTTGGGTGGAATCGCCCTTATTCTTGGTACTCTTGCCGTAGCTGCTTTGCTTATGGAGCCCGCTGCCGGAGCATTGCTTATTCTTGGCGCTGCACTTCTTGTTGTTGGTGCTGGTATGGCATTGTTCGGCTTGGGCGCAAATCTTGTAGCAACTGCATTCGCTATTATTGCCACTGCAGGAACACAGGGTATTGCTACTTTGGCATCTGCTCTAGACTTGTTAATCGAAAAACTTCCAGCGATCATTGCTTCACTTGCTGAAGGATTGATTGAACTTGGTAACAAAATATTGGAAGCGGCTCCTGGGTTAATTGCAAAATTGAATGTCGCAATTCAAGCATTGATCCAGTTGATCATCGACAATATTCCTGGTTTTGTAGAAGCAGCAATTGCATTTGTTCGAGGATTGCTCGACACGGTTACAGAGTTGACTCCAGACATTATTGCCGCCGGCTTTAAGATGCTGATCGATTTCTTGCAAGGAATCAGAGATCATATTCAAGAA